TTTTGACATCTAAAGAATAACCATTTGCGATAGTCACGAGATTTATTCTCGCAACTAATGCATCGGCAATCTGGGATTTAAAGCCCATAAACTTAGCCCTCCGTGGCCTATTTACTTTTAGCCTTCCATGGCTTTCTTCATCATTTCTGCAAATCTGTGTTTATGTAATTCGTACGCTGGTCTTAGATACGACTTTGCTTCCTGGCTCCGAAATCTTGTGTGCGCACGAACTCTTGTTATTCTCGCTTGAGCTAATTGCTTACCAAACGCTTGAGTAATTAAACGATTGTGAGATTCAACTTGCATGTTACCACGAAAACCAAACTCCCAAAAAGCAGCATAGGGCACACCGAAAGAACCAACAGCAATAGCCTGATTCCCATCTCGGCCTTTAAATGATTGAAATTTGATAGAATTTAACAATCTACCCTCGTCAATCAATCCATGCTTTCTGATATTCAATTTAGCTTGGCTCACAATAAGATTAGCGAACCGAATCATAGAGGCTTTTAACACTGGTGAATCTGAGGCCATACGATTATTGAGATCTCGCAATTTTTTAATCACAAGATCTCTGTTTTTTAATCGAATGGTCATAGAGTCAGACATCAGTAACCTTTAAGTCTCTTATAATTATCTAAAATTAGAGTCGCTCTCTCTGGTATGCCTTGAATGATTGAAATCGTTTCATCACCCTTGGATTTGCTAGAAGAAACAAACTCTCGATTCTCTGAAATATAATAATAATATGCTGCTGTGATCTTGCAAGCCAATTGAATGTCTGCTGGAACATCTGTGATAGCAGGATAACCAGCCAAGTACTCCAACCTTATATTCCTTGTCCCACCTGGGAAATTAGAATCCAAAAGGACAATTCCTATGCCCTCTTGTCGCTCATCTAAATCAATATCATAAAGACTAGCGTCAACCAAAGTATTAGCATCAAAAACCCTAGCAGAATCAATGTGAATTGAAGTAACGGATGTAACATTTTGTTGATCTGTTAGAATATAATTACCTCTATCACCATCAACTTTCTGTATGATAGTTTTTTCACGAAAAAAACGACCGCAATACGTTTCAATTAACTGTGAAGATTCATTGATAATCTCTTCGTATTCGGTAGTTCTACTCGTTTCCGATTGCAGAACTTTAGCGTAAAACTTAAATTTCTCAACGGTTATTAGGGCTAATGATGCTAATGCCATATTATAGATCTACCTTTGTTTCGTCGTTTTCAGTTTTAGGTTTAGCTTTAGGCTTAGGTTTAGCTTTTAAATCATATTCTTCCCTGATATCTTCTTCGCTTAATTCAATAAACTTATCTTTTTCTGGGTCGCCTTCAATGTTGAATCGATCCATCAAACGCGCAGCAATCCCAGCTGGACAATCAAAAATTTCACCCGTAGAAATATTTCGACCTTTTCCCTGTTTTCCGTCCGGGTACTTTTTCCCTGGGATGTCATAAATATTAATAGGGCTAATTTTACCAACATATTTGATTTTCATAAGATTTCTCTTTTCTTTGTCATTGTTTAAGAAATTATATAGTTTTTAGATCTATTTTTCAATCTGTTTAGTTTTTTGGTTGCAGCACTTCTAACGCCTAAAGCTAAAGCGTCAAACTGTTTCGCTCCATCTAGAAATGTTTTACTATCGAAAAAATTCCCACTTTTCCACCCAAAAAAAATGGGTAGGGTAAAGAACCCTACCCTCAAATAAAAAGGAAATAAAACTTATGTAGTAGGCATATTGTAGCCGTATACAGCTCCGACTTCTTTAGGGCCTTGCGGTTGTCCTTGGAAATCTACGCGTGAATATGATGCAATTTCAAACATGTCATCTTTACTTCTTGAAGGGCGAAGAGCCATTCTGATAGGTCTTCGAGTAGCGAAATACCAGCGATCTCTGTGAACCAACATTACACCAGTTCGATCTTCTGTTACTCCATCATTAACACCAGTCGCGTTCATGTCTTCTCTCATATACCCTGATTGTATAATCGGAATACCTGAGTAAGTACCAAGGACACCAGTTAAAATAGTCGCTGCAGCAGGGCCCATCTTATCAACGGTTGTAACCTTGTCAGTCGCTTTCATTTGATGATAACTGTTTGCACCAGTAACCCACATCAAGAGCTTAGGATTAATACTTAGAGGGCCCATTCTTCGAATCATATCGAACAATTTCGCATCTGTTGCAGCAGCATTTAAGAAATCAACAGTTGAGCCATTCGCTGTATTTTGTAGAGCGTGATAGCGTAATCCGTGATATTGCTTTTCTGCCAAATCAGCAGCTCCGGCTTGTGTATCAGTATCAATGTGAGTTGTACCGATTTTAGTACCATTCAAAACAGAAGTTTCAAATGCTCTAAGGTGAGCCGTTGCTAATTCTTGTCTAGCATACTCTAAGAGCCCTGGAAGAGTATCTTCGTCCGCTTCCTCTGAAATTTCGTAGTATTCCACGAATTTTGAGGCTACAAAGTTGATACTATTAGTATCAAAACTGTTAGATGTTGCGCTTGTTTTTTCTGCGATTCGTCGCGCAGTAGTCAGATTGCTAGAGACTGGTATACTGTATGGAGAAGATGTCATTGTGATTGGTTTTAGGTTTCCAACCAGGTCGCGATCAAGCTCAAATTCTGGAATGAACGTTGAACTAATCATTTCAGGAATCCAATCGGCTTGCTCACTAATACCGAAAGCTTTAAGCTTAGGAATCAATTCTTCCTTGGCATATCGAGACTCAAACAAATGTTTACAGTGTCCAAATCTATCTTTCTTCTCAGTAGCACCAACGAAATCTAATGAATCGTTATAACATACCTGGGCAATTACTCGCGCGTTTTCCAAAGTGCATTTAAGATCATAGACCATTCCTTTTAAATGCTTGTCAACGCCGTGAAATTTATTTTCAGCGGTGTTTAAGGAAAACAATTTAGAAGGGTCTGTCACTCGAAAAGATGACATTGCTTTTTGCTCTTCTGATCCAGTTCTAGAACGAACATGTACCATAGGGAAGCCTTTTTCATCTACCTTAAATACTCCGTCAGCAAGTCCTTTTTCGAACTTCTCGGCTATCTCTAAAGCCTTAGCGGCCTTTTCGCTTAGTTCTGTAAAATCAGCTTTAAGTGTATTAAACTCTTTTACAGAAGGTTTTTTTACATTCTTTGGTTTTGTCTCAGGTACACTCTTGTACCGTGGATTTACAACTCTACGCATATTAATATCCTTCCGTGGAATTTAATATTATTTATTCTTATTAAAACTGTTTAATTTCTTCCTCAAGTCTGCCCTATATTTGCTCATGATGTCAAGAGACTTTGAGCTGTCTTCTTCGTCCTCTTCTTCTTCATCATCTGATTTGTCATCTGCTAACAAATCATCTTCATTTTTCGTGTCGTCTGATTTGTCATCATCTAACAAATCTTCGTCTTCTTCGTCGTCGGAAAGTTCTAATTCTTCATCTTGCGAAGCGTCAGACATTAATGGTTGCAATGATGCGATACTCTTATTTAAATCATCAAACTTACCAATCATCTGACTAAGTAAAAGATTTGTTTGCAATGCAGCTTGTAAGGTTGCTTCCAATCCATTGACTTCTTGAGAGACTTCTTTTTTAGAAAAATCTTCAATCGTCTTGAAAATCACATCCCAATTTCTTTTGCTCAAAGTCTGGTCATGATCTTTTTTAATATCCAAAATGACTGAAGAAATAGCAGCATCTTGCTCTTCTCCATCCTTCAAACTCTTTGTTATTAATTCACAAATCTTGTCGTCAATTTCTTTTTTCTTTTTTTCTTCTTCATCCTCTTCGTCTTCATCATCGTCAGCAAGATCTTCATCAACATCTTCTTCATCTTCAGGTATGAGCTCGCTATCTGGGTCAGAGATATTCACATCAGATTTGTTGAGTTTTTTCAGCTCATCAAAATCCAAAGTCAGATTAGAAGAGAATGATTTAAGTACGTCTTCGTCTATAGATAAAGTGTTTCCAGCCAATATATCAAATAACTCAGTTGCAGAAACTCCAGCATCAGAAGCAACTTTTACCAAAATCTCAGCTCTTGAGAATTCTTTGTCAGCTTGCAATAATTCAGAAATTTTATTGTGAATAGCTGCAGCAACTAAAGCTCCTTTTGCTCTCAATATTCTGAAAGAAATCTTATCTACCGAATGAATCTTTAGTGATTTAGTTGAAATCTCGAAGAAACTTTCTTGATTCATAGGTATAGAAACCACAGAAGTCTCTAAAAGATTTACACCCTTAAGCGTAAGGCTTCCGTCCTCTTCAACTTGCTCACTCTTGACATCAATACCAACTGAGAATGTTTTAAGTATTCCTTCTTTGATTAGATCTCGAACCTTGGAGATTTCTTTGTCCTTAGAATTAGAGATTTGTACCTTAATCCAAAGTCCCTCCTTTCTAATCTCGGCTTCTACTCCTTTGCCTATGATCATATCTCGGTTATGATTCAAGAATATAATAGGGTTTTTCATCCATTCATCAATTGACCATTCTTTTGACGGTATGTGCTCTTGCCCTCTATCTATAACCTTTTTGCCATCATCCATGACCGCACGATTGGCGTAACCTTCGATGTAAACGTCATCAGATTCGCCGTCTGCTTTTTGGGTGAAATCGAAATTTATTTTGTGTTTAATTTCATAATCTACGTCTTTTTTGAATCGTCTTAGTTTTTTGAATCGCATAATCAAATCCTTTTGATACAACGGTGGAACATAAATGTAAGTAAGTGTTACTTAAAATTTAAGCCTTAACCAAAAAATAGTCAAGGCACGAATAAAGCTCCTATACAAATCGCCGTCCGGAAATTTAACTTAGCCCAGTAAAATCAATATCGGAGCTATCTAGATCTTCCCCTGGTGGAATTAACAATAGACTGCATCTACAATTAATTATGTCCTCAGCTTCCCCCTTTGGGTCGCGAGGATATTCAAGGCCATTATCAAAATCATCTGTTGCTTTTATCTCTTGCCCGTCTAAAGCTTGGTGTGATTCCCTAACTCTATTACCATCGCCAGCAGTCAACCAAAGTTTTTTCATACCAGGAACAGCTTCAATAGCGTCATCCATCGCACCTTTTTGACCAGCAGAGTTTGCACCTAGAGTTTCCGTTCGTGCTATAGTTTTAGCTCTAGACGGGATTATGTCAGAGAAATATGTTTGAATATCTTTACCAATTTGATCTAGAGTAGCACTTCTTTCTGTGCCTCGTTCTATTATTCCTATGATATCATTTGTCGTTGTTTGAGTTACTCCCTCGAAATTTTCTAGAGACCTTGCTTCCATTTGAGCCTTTCGTTTGTCGTCATTCTCAGCTCTCAGAGCTTCTCTTTCATCTTCATTGGGAATATTGAAAGGAACATTCAGAGCAACGTCATATCCAAGGTCGGTACTATTCTGCAAAGTCTTGACGTTTTTGTCTGTCCAAATTTGTGCATACTTTCCAAATGTCTTATTTAATAAACCTTCAACTTTATCTGTGTCATCACCTTTAGTACTAGATTTAATATTATTCCTAAATATTTTCATCGTATCGACTGCGATATCAGAAAATATATTAAGAGTCTCTTCTAAAACTTTATTCTCTAATTTTTGAGACTCTTCGACTTCGTTCTTATATCTGAAATCCCACCATTCCATATTACGATCTTTAAAAGCTTTTAGTTTATCGCTTGGAGTTAAAACCTTAAGAGATTTTTCTTCAATATTATTGGGTGCAGCAAATTGACCAAAACCACCAAAAGGATTTGTCTCTTCTTTCTTTCCTGGCAGCGCATCACCGCCAACTAATGGAGGATCTTGCCAAACTATTTGACGTACTTCGTTTAGCGTCCTGGTTGATAGCATTGTATCGGCAAGTGTTGCTTTTGTTAATAAATCATCCTGTAAAACAATTACATTTGAATTGTCAAAAGATATAAAATCCCTTTTTCCTAAAGTCCGAGCAAAACCAATAGTCAATGCATCCGTGATTAAATCTTGGTAAGGCATTAAAGTGGTTTCCCAGAAGTTTTTAAGAGCTTGTTTTGTTTCATCCGAGCCCAAAGAACCAGCGCCTTGAATTCCAAACTCGTGTTTAGGAATAGAAAACAAAGCCCTCATGGAATCTCTGTTGTCATCCAAATGGACCTTGATATTCGTTTCTGCAATCGCTTGCTCATACTTTGACATCTTAACACCACGAGGAAGAATCATCTGCTTGCGTTGATTTCTACGGCCTCTGTGCGCTATCTCCATGGACTTCATAAATGTTAAAGCTTTTTTTTCATTGGCTTTGTCATCCATTTCTAAAACAGGCCCAGGATTGATTTGCGTAGTATAAAATTTTAATAAGTAATCAGTTGTATATCGATCAAATAAAACAGATCTTTTACCAGGTACAAAAGGAGATAATCCCCACATCGTAGAAGAGAGATTAGGAAGTTTGATATGTATAATATCGTCAGGATGTATTTCCAATGTGCCGTCAAATATCCCAGCGAAATCTTCAGAATTGCCCATATTTACGCAGTATTTAGCCACACGATTGCTTGAATCGAATTTAATAGTAACCACTTCAGTCGGCAAAAGAATCAACTGACCGCTAAATCTGAGCTTCCATATGATGGCATTGCCCATGAGAGGTAATTCCGAGGCTACTTTATATATAAAACTCGTATAGTTTTCGTGATCGTTCGGCCTTGAAAGAATATTTATAACTGTATCATTGCGAGAAGGAACAGAAGTTACCTTTCCATTCCTAAAAACTTCTCTTTCAATTTGCATGTATTGCTTAGAAATTTTTCTCCCGATCACATTACAGCAAATAAAAACCCATTGCTCGGAAGCGTATAGATTTTTAAGTGTATGCATATCCATTTGTGCATCAATTTCAGACCTAAAAGCCTGTGTCATATCATTTTCTGTGTCATTAGTTGGAACCCAACCTTTTTCCTCGTAGCCATCAATTATTTCAGCTTCAATACTCTCATTTTTGTTTATGTAACTCGAAAAGTTATCCATTCTAGAATCCTTCATCTGGGTCTATGTCCATATCGTCGACTAACATTTCTTGAATTAAATCTTCCTTCTCGGGTAGATCTTCCAAAAAATTAACTTCACATTCTGTGTTTCCGTAATGCCTCAAAGCTTCAAGCCCTAGGCAGCAAGAGAATACAATATCATCGTGGCTGTTCTCTCCTTCTGGTGCAGCATAGCGCATGTTTCCAAGCTCATTCGTCACCACTTCAAATTGATCGAATTCCTTAATCAGCTCAGGCCACAAAGGGAAAATTACCTCTTCTTGTTCGATAGAGGTTATTGCGTTATTCACCATATTTGCTTTTGATGAATTCGTAAAAGTCACGCCTTCATAAACAAGATTAGTTTTATCAAGTAAATCATCTAGAGCTTCACCCACACCAGTTTTATCATGGTAAAGCATCTCACAGTTTGCGAATCTATTTAAAAATTTGACGATATCAACGACTTGATGCGTGTATCTTTTCCCTTGAAACCTAAGGAACCCAACCATTCTATGGGGGAAATGCTCCATATCCCAAACTGTTAGAACCGTAAAATCTCGGACCTTAGCCCAGTCACATCCAGCAACAACATTCATTTTTTTAGATTTAGGATGTATCCAGAATTCAGTTGGGCCAGTTCTTTCAAATTCTTCTTTCCATGTTTCGCCATCGATCGAAATTTTTGGAAAAACTTCGCCGTCGTCAAGAAACTCAGCTTCAAAATATTGACGATATAACCTAACAGGCAATATTCTTCTATTCTCGTCGAGTATGTGCTGTTTAATATGAGGGTTGGCACTTGTCGGAGCTGTTAAAAAAACTTCTCTTGGTTGTCTCTTCTCAATTTTAGCTCGTTCCATTTCTTCAAGGGCATTCATACACCCCTTATAGAACCAATTACGACCTCTCGGGGTAGATATATTTAACTCTCTACCTCCTGTCATGGTCATAGTCGTTTTGCCGGATATGTGAACCTGTTCTTTTAATTTGGCGCACTCATCTTTGACTTGGCCCATGATGCCTTCGCCCTCTAAATCTTCGGGATTCTGACCATGCCAAAATTGCAGCTCTATATTCTTTTTGGGTATC